CCACCTGTAGAGGTGGGGGCTTGTAAAAGCCTGGTTGACAAGAGGGCATTATGAACATTCCAAAGATTTAGCTAATTAAAGCCAACTAATAACCAGCCATAAGCTATATAGAGAGGAGGAGCGAGGAATGGATATCCAAAAGGTTTTAAAACTGCATGAGAAGTGGCTTAATAACGAGGAAGGCGGCGAACGTGCTAACCTGTGTGGTGCTAACCTGTGTGGTGCTAACCTGTGTGGTGCTAACCTGCGTGGTGCTAACCTGCGTGGTGCTAACCTGTGTGGTGCTAACCTGTGTGGTGCTAACCTGTGTGGTGCTAACCTGCGTGATGCTAACCTGCGTGGTGCTAACCTATGTGGTGCTAACCTATGTGGTGCTAAAACAGACAAAAGATACATCGTCATTTCATGCATTGGAAGCAGGAAGGGTAGTACTACCTATTGCTTTGATGATGATCATGTATGGTGCGGATGTTTTAAGGGATCTTTGTCTGATTTTGAAAAAGCGGTCAATGAAACACACACCAATAATCAGCGATACCTTAAGGAATATATGGGGGTTATCCAATACATAAAAAGTCTTATTTAGGAAAGCCATAAGCTATATAGAGAGGAGGTGCGATTATGTACGACTACACCTATATAGGAGATATAGTCCATACTCCTTGCGGATATGGGCGATACCTGGATCATAAAAACGGCAAAGTACTTGTAATGTTCGACTTTGACTGCCAGCCTGTAGAGTTTGATGGGGATGTAGTGCGACTATCAGCCTGGTTGACCGATGATCTTTACTGCGTAGTGCGGAGGAGGAAGGTTTATGAAAAAGGCAACAATTAATAAGGTGCTATCGTGGGATCCTTGCGAGGGGTACACAGAAGAAGTAATCGCGGGTCTGTTTGCAGGGCGTAAGGCAATGACAGCTTTGGACATGCTTGACCTGGATATACCTGACGAAGACAGGCTGTGGGCCGTATTGCGCGAGGACTTGATTGACGCTCCCATGCTGCACGAATTTGCATGCTGGTGTGCCGAAGGGGCGCTTTCGGAACAGCGCAAAAGAGGCAGGGAGCCGGATCCGCGGAGCTGGGCGGCTATAGCAGCTAAGCGCGAATGGTTACGCGGCGAAACAGCAGACGACGAGGCTTTGTATGCCGCCGAGTCTGCCGCCGAGGATGCCGCCAGGCATGCTCAAGTACAGCGGCTGAAAGTTATGCTGATTCAATATTTTGGTCGCCGATGGGAGGGATATAAATGCACCTAGATAGATTCTCATGCCCAGGCCCCTTTGAATACTCCAAAGCTAAACCGCCTGCAGAAAAAGGCACATGCCAAACCTGCCAATTCATGAAAAACGCAGGTGGCGAAAAGGTGAACTGCACAATAGAAATATTCAGAGAGGTGCCGATGTTCGATCCGCATCAAGGTATAGACAATATGCAAGGTTGCGAGGATTGGCAGAGGTTAACGATATTTGAGACTGCATTATGGATTATGTATCCAATGAGGAGGAGATAGAAAATGCAACTGTATAAACTCACGGCAGCCTATGAAAACATATGGAATCTCGTAGATGACGAAACAATGGATTTGACCGTGCTGGAATCAGCTCTACAGCAAATCGAGGGGCAAATAGAGGTCAAAATGCAGAATAGCGCGATCATCGTGAAAGGACTGGAAACCGAAGTAGCCGCATTTAAGGGCGAAGAAAAAAGATTAGCGGATAGGCGCAGGGCTCTGGAAAATAAACAAAATTGGCTTAAGAATTACATGACCCAGGAGCTTGAAAGAATGGGCATCGATAAGGTAAAGGCAGGAGTATTTACAGTATCATTGCAAAACAATCCCCCAGCAGTAGAGATTACAGGAGAGGTGCCAGGGGCATTTATAACTATTGTTCCGGAGCAATATATACCTGATAAAAAGAAGATTTCCGAACATCTTAAAGCTGGGAATGAAGTGGAGTGGGCAAAATTGACACAAGGTAAAAGTTTGAGAGTAAGGTAAAAGTTTGAGAGTCAACCACCCACCGCCTGTAGAGGCGGGGGCTTGTAGCTTCCTTATGGAGCTACAATAGGCTGGTTGACTGCAGCCCTGCTCTTTCGAGCAGCGAAGTTGCTTTGTGCTGACCAACGCAGAAGCTTTTACGCGCGAAACGGTTCCTTCGCACAACCCCATATCTTCTGTTTTCAAGGTGCAAACCATTTCTCCGCAATGCGGAGTGCCTTAAGGCAATTATAACACAAAAACTTAAAAGGAGGTGAAGGCAATTCATCTCCCGCCTACGCTCTCACTAGCGTGAGTTAGGCAGCTTAGAGGCAGGAGACTTCTTGCCGAAACGAATGTTAAACATTTATCAAAAATTGGTTGAGGTAAGAAAATGGGTTCCTTATCTGCAAAAAGAAAACGATGGCAACCAATACAAATATGTCTCAAGCAGTCAGGTATTAGCTAACGTCAGGGTCAAAATGGATGAGCTGGGACTGCTCTTAATCCCTGCAATAACAGGCCATAAAGTATCAGACCAAACCCAGGAATACTACGACAAAGATGGCCGAGTTATTAAGCGCACCACAACATACTTCACCGAATTGGATATGACCATGACATGGGTTAATGTTGACAACCCAGAGGAAAAAATACAGATCACTTGGTACTGTCAGGGTGTGGATATAGCCGGAGAAAAAGGAGTTGGTAAAGCCCTTACATACGGAGAAAAATACTTCCTGCTTAAATCTCTCAATATTGCCACTGATAAAGATGACCCCGATTCTTTTCAAGAAAAACACGAGGACAAGCCCAAACAGGCACAGCAGCCGCCAGTACAATCCCCGTCCGCTCCTGCGCCCTCTAGCGAATCCACAGAACCATTATTTAGCAAGAGTGATATGCCGCCTGGGTTTCACGAAGTACCTTATGACGAAAAGGCCAGCAGAGAGTTTGATAAAAAGTTGGCAGAAGAGCCAATGCCTAAATGCTCATGCGGGCAAACAATTACCACGGCCATAAAAGTATACAGCGAAAAATATTACGGGAAGCCATTATGCAGAGACTGTCAAGCCAAAAACAAGAAGATAATCTGATGCAAATATTCAAGCCGAAACACAAACCAAAGAGACCCCCTCTAGGCATCCCTAAAGCCCTCATAGCCGCAGTAGACGAACGGGACAAGCGCATGTGCCAAAGGTGCGGAATGAAGGGCACAGAAAGGCATCATATCGCTTACGGAGCCGGTATGGGAAGGAGGAGAATACATACTATAGAAAATCTCATAACTCTCTGCCAAAGATGCCATTTTAGAGCACAGACAGAGAGGGAAATAAGGGAATGGTGCATGTGCTGGAGCCGGGAACGACGCGGCCTCGTGGTGGATTTAATCAAGGCTCATGGCCATAGATGGAGGGAGTATTTATGAAGTGCTACAATTGCTCCTTTTATAAAGTGGGTCATCAATGGAATTATTGCGGATTGACTGAATCAGAATGTTTCCGCACACAGGAAGATTGCAAATTTGTTAATGATGATGGAAGTGTAAATAATAATGAATTAGAAAAGGCATTTGGAGGATAACCCCCTGGGGTATCCCTACAGAGAGGAAGGAGAGAGAAGAATGTACAGCATCCCTCAGCGCGGATATATAGGCAAAAACCCTGTTAAATGGTTCCGGGTGCTAATTTGGGATTTTGATGTGCGTGTGAAGTCCGATAGTCGTGGATCGGCAAGATATGAAGCGTGGCTAAATTTCCATGATGCTTACGATATACCGTTTGGCGAGTTTTGTAAGCAATCACGGGTTGTTATAGTTTAACACACTCCCCCATAGGGGGGGATAGAAGGAGGGATGAGATGATACATGGATAAAATAGAGCGTACATTACTCTCAATAGTTTTAATACTCCTGACTATTTTGCTGTTATATAACACGCAGCATACTATTACTCACAGAAGGGCTGTAGAGCAAAATGGCAAAGCGATAATCGAACTACGGCAGGAGATAAAGAGTCTGCAGGAGGATATAGACACCTTTACCCGGCAGTGGAGCTTCGGAGAATTTGAGGCTACGGCATACGCCCCGTTAGACCCTGCGGCGGTAAAGGGGATGTGCCACGATGGAAACCCCTATAGCACAGCAACGGGCACGGTACCGACAGCAGGCAGGACGATTGCAGTAGATCCTAAGGTGATACCTTTAGGCACGCGAGTATATATACAGGGAAAATTCTATATTGCCGAAGATGTTGGGGGGTCTATTAAGGGACAGAGGATTGACATTTGTGTAGAGACAAGGGACATCGCTTTAAGCTGGGGCAGACGGCAGGTTTTGGTTAGATGGAGGGGGTGAATATGTGGCATGGATATCAGTTCATCAACAACTTAGGGACCACAGAAAACTACGTGATTTATACCGCAGATTAAACACTACCCGGCAGCAGGCCATAGGATATTTAATTCTGTTATGGCTATGGGGATTAGATAACGCAGATCCTAAAGGCCTCTTACTATCAACAACTATTGAGGATATAGAGGAGGCCCTTTATTGGACCGGCGAACTAGGTAAACTGTATCAGATATTGGTGCAAAGTGGGTGGATAGATGAGCTAGAAGATGGAATATATCTGCATGATTGGGAGGACTTTAATAAGCCCTTTTATCAATATATCGACAGAAAAAATAAGGATAAATTTCGGAAAAGGAACAAGAATTCCGCAGGAAATTCCGCAGGAAATTCCGCAAGAATTCCGCAGGAAATTCCGCAAGAATTCCGCAACTCACCTTCACCTTCACCTTCACCAAACAATAAGGTAAATATACTTAATAACCCCTCTATATCTCCCCTTAAACTTGCCGAATATGTGACCATGACCAATGACGAGTACCAGAAACTGCTCGCCACTTATGGCAAAGAAATGACGGACAGGCTGATAGAGGTATTAGACAACTACAAAGGGGCTAATGGCAAAAAATATAAATCTGACTATCGAGCCATATTAAACTGGGTTGTCAAGAGAGTACAAGAAGAAGGGTTTAAGCTTTATAAGCCGCGAGCCCCTGACGAAGATCCGGTATTAAAAAATGCACGGGAAGCCGAGGAGCGGAGGCAAAGAGATGGAACAACCCCACAACCTGGAGGCTGAAATAAATATTATAGCAAAGTGCCTAATGGAATCTGATGCTATTGTCGATATCCAGCCCTTACTAAAGCCCGATGACTTATATAACTCCAAGCACCGCAGTATATATAAGGCTATCTGCGCCCTGTCAGACAAAAAAATAGAGATCACCATGGCCACAGTATACGAGGAGCTGCGAGGACAAATAGAAACCTTAGCGCTGTCTGCCATAATAAAAAACTATTATCCGGCCAACGCTGAACAAAATATTAAACTCATCAAGGATAATGCATATCTGCGCAGGTGCCTGCAAACCTTTAATAAGTTTACAGCCAAAGCCAAAGCGAAGGAGTATGAAGATATTTCCGGCTTTAAGTCGGAGATCGAGGAAGAAATATTATCTTTAAACTCTGACGAGTCCGGGCAAATAGTAAGCGTTAAAGATCTTATGTCAGAAGTAGTAGATGAAATTGAAAGTGTAAAAACGGGGCAGCCAACCGGGATAATGACATACATAAACCCACTAGACAACTACCTTATGGGACTACAGGCTGGGGACTTTATAATACTAGCAGCTCGGCCAAGTATGGGTAAAACCAGTCTTGCCTTACAGATAGGGCAAGAGAATGCTATAAGAGGCAAAAAAGTATTTGCTGTAACCCTGGAAATGACAGCAAAGCAGCTACTTAGGCGGATGTTAATTAACCACTCAAATACAAGCGGTGTAAGGGTAAAACTTGGCAATCTGGACAGTAACGAGTGGGCAAAGGTGTGTGATTCCGCTGGCAAATTATATAAAATACCGCTCTATATGGACGAGACGGCCAAGACGCTGCCAGAGATACGGGCTAGAGCCAAAAGGATAAAGGCGGTAAATGGACTAGACTTGATGATAATCGATTACGTGGGGCTTATGTCAGGTCCGGGTAAGAATCGGGAGCAGGAAATATCAGGGATAAGCCGGGGACTAAAGGGATTGGCAAAAGAATTGCAAATACCGATCATATGCTTATCGCAACTTAATCGGGATAATGAAAAACGTGGCAATAAACGCCCGGCCTTGTCGGACTTAAGAGATTCCGGATCGCTGGAGCAGGATGCTGATATCGTAATGTTTATCCACCGAGACGATTACTACCGCGAGAACAAGCGAGAAAGTGACGGAATAGCGGAAATAATCATCGCAAAGCAACGTAATGGCCCAGTAGGAACTGTAAATCTAAAGATGGACCCTCAAACCATGAGATTTTATTATTCCGCAGTGAGTAATTTTGGAAAAGAAGTTAAATATCAGGATGATTGAGGGGTGACAAGATGCTAACGCTCACACCGAAACAGGCTCGGGAATTAGGCTTCGAGGTCCCAGCCGAATCAAAATATAAATCCCAAAAGACAGAATTAGACGGCATCAAATTTGACAGCGCAAAAGAGGCTAACCGCTACGCAGAACTAAAACTAATGCTGATGGCCGGAGAGATAGTGAGTCTTGAACTACAGCCGGAATATATACTGCAGGAAAAATATAAACGCCCTGACGGCAGACCGGTAAGAGCGATAAAGTACAGAGCAGACTTTAGGATTACCTACCCTGACGGGCGGATCGTGGTGATTGATGTTAAACCGTCAAAGAACTTTAAAACAAGCATGTATAGGCTTAAGGTGAAATTATTACTTAAAAAGTACCCAGGTATAATTTTTGAAGAGGAGGAATAGACACACCACCACCAAACCCCTCCAGACTGTCCAGGATGGCTCTGGTGACACGAAACGGGCATAGGTAGTATAAGTTTATGGCAGCGGACGTTCGTGCCAACAGACAGGCTCTAGAGAAGCGTACACACGTTTGGCAGAAAAGTAAGCGCGCCCGGAAGCCCTTGCCTCTTAGGTGGTGGGTAGGGAAGAACTGTTATATAACACACATCATAGAAATAAAGGAGGAATAGAGAATGGGTACCACAAAGTTGAAAGACTATCAAGCCATTGCAGACTCATTTGAAAAGGCGCTGGGCGATATTGTACCGCCGTCAGCTTTCCGAAACGCAATCACTGCTATGAAACTGCACCCGGATTTATGTAATAGGATCTCATGCTGGGATGAAACCATATGGCTTATCATCCAAGAGTTTTTAAACAGTGGCGGCCAAGTCCGAGAGGAGGATTATTTCCTCCATGCTTGCGCCCTGCTGGAAGGTTAAATTTAGTGCAGTAAAGAAAGTGAGGAAGAAAAATGAACAGCGAATTTGTACCTGAAAAATACACGGTTAAAGGATTGACGGATGAAGATTTCGTGGTATGCGGTAATTTGCACATGAGATATGGGAAAATCCCGTGCATATCACAGCCAAATCCGGATGAACCTACTGCACATACTGAATGGATAGAGGTTAACCCTTACACAATATGCCGTAACACTGGAATTAAGATTGGCAACGAATTACTGTATGAATTTGACTTAATATCATACAGTGAATCAATGGGTGCAAATGAATGCATGGGATATATCGTTTTCGATGAATTTTTAAATTCTTGGCGCGTGAGGTCGTCGGCTAATTATAGTGGAAGAAGAGATTTGCGCAAATGTGAGAACATCCGTATCGTTGGGAATGTAATTCTGTCCGATGCAGATGCAGAGATGTTTCAGCAGTACTCTGATGAGCAGGAGAACTGATGAGCAGGAGAAAAATTGCAGGTGAACAGTCCTGACTGGTGTAGGCGGGGTTGACAGCAACAAACTCTCTACCGGCACTTTCAGCCTTGTATGAGAGCAATTGAGGTTCTACCTCCCCAACAAAGAGCATTATTCCCATATGATAAAGAGTCGTTTGTTCCGTCTGCGAAAAACGAGCATGACGAAAATCAAAATATACACTTTTGCGGTGAGTGCAAAACTGCGTTTTATGACTTGCTGTGATAACGGTTTTTAAGTCGCACTTCAAAGAAAGGAGTATTGTTATGGGTTATTGGGTAGACAAAGTTAATGCATCTCCTAAACAAAAGAAAATCAAAAAAGCTCTTGAGGAATTAGGGCATACAAATGTTGAGGTTTGGTGGGAACAGCTTGAATCGGCAATGGAAATGTGTGGCCCAGGAGGCGGATACGCGTTTCATAGCGACCAGGAATCTATGGAACCATTAGGTTACTCGTTTGAAGAAGCGATGGAAAAACTATGCACGCTCAATCAATCATAGACTTAATCAAACAGTTGGCCACAGCAGACCGCATAAAAAAGGCACGGCGGCAGGCGGTTGAATATAGCGATTACTGCCACAGAAACACGACTCCCCGAGTGATACGTGGGGCGAGCAAGGGGAGACGGAAGAAAGATATTTAATACAAAAAAAATGCGATGAAAAGGAATGAGAAAATGGGTTACATGAAATTTAAAGAGCTATCTATAGAACAAAAGAAGCCCCTTGATTACAAGATTCAGAAAGCAGTTGAGGCAATAAAAAGCGGGTTTGAAGTCTGTCAGTCCAGAGCGGCAATTGCGTTTTCAGGCGGCAAGGATAGCACCGTTTTATGGCATCTGATTAGGACACATTTCCCTGAACAAACACCCGCAATTATATTCGGAAATACAGGAGTAGAGTACCCCGAAAGCTTGAAGTTTGCCCGACAGATTGGTAAGGAGTGGGGTGGAGATAACTTTTACGAAGCTACGCCTGCCCGGGTTGAGCGTGACGAATATAAATACGCAGCACAGGTCGAAATTCTTGAATGGCTTATTGAGACGGGGAACATCGGTAAGGTGCTTAAGGCGGATGGTAAATTAAAAACAACTAAATCACTTGAACGAGCCTGCCCGCAGCACCTGAAAGATAAGTTCTACGCAAATGGTCTCGTTTGGAAAAAGGGCACAATCAAAAGTTACTGGTACTGCGTTGATCAGTACGGATATCCCATACTCGGTAAAGCAGCATCAAAACTCAAGGCACGGCGAATTAATATCGACTGCTTTTTAAAGTTTTCAGAAAGTGCGAGCGAAAAAGAGGAATTAAAAGCGTATTATGCTGTTCTTCGCAGAACTAAGATATCGCAAGCCTGCTGCGATATCCTCAAAAAAGAACCTTCTGAGCGCATACAGGCCGGGATTAAGATTGACGTCATATTCAAAGGCCTTATGGCTGCCGAAAGCCATTCGCGTAAAATAAACTTCTGCACGCGTGGCTATCTTTTCAAATCAAGCCGCAAATATATAGATACGCCATTTTATCACTGTAATCCGTTATCCATATGGACTGACAACGATATTTGGGAGTATATCCGGAAATATGATGTACCCTATTCTCCGTTGTATGACCTGACATATAGAGATAGCAAAGGCAATATTTGTAAGATACCTCGCAACGGCTGCATCGGTTGCTTTACCGATTATGGACGCAAAAACAGTCACATGGCGGTGCTACGGCAGACGCACCAATCACGCTGGGAAGCAGTGATGAAGTACGGCATGGCAAAAGAAATTGTAAAGCTCCGTACAAATAAAAAATATGCAAGACCCACTATAATTGATGCATTTGCTGAATTAGACGGGGGTGAACTTGACGAACAACTGACCTGGGCGTTGGAATTAAGGCCTTGCGCTTTTGATTAAAATATTGCGTATTACAGAAATGGAGGAATTATATGGCTACAACAGTTACGGGATATCCTCAGTCAACAAGTTACTGCCCAAATTGCGGAACATTAAACATAGATACTCGTGATAATTGGGATCAGGATGGCCTAATGGTTTGTAAGAAATGTGACTGCCGCTGCTACATCATCCTGGCCAGAGGAGAAGACGATTAGGTGCACAGTTCAAAGAACGGGTGAAGGAGTGAGGTAGATATGCAAATCAAAGCTAATGGAATAAAACTCCAGTACAATGAATCAGGCAAAGCAGAGGTTGTTTTATCTACCGATCTCCATAAAATAGACATATCAGAAGCAAAAGAGATCATATCGAAAGGCAAAGAATTGGCGGTAGAAATTAAGCAATACAGGCAGAAAAGGAGCCTGGAAGCTAATGATTATTGCTGGGTTATATGTCAGAAAATAGCCGAAGTTATACGAACAACAAAAGAAGAGGTATATAAAAGAGCGATACGCCAAGTCGGACAATTCGAAATGCTGGCGGTAAAAGCGGAAGCGGCAGAACAGTTTATCAAGGTATGGAACGCCCGGGGGCTGGGCTGGTTTGCTGAACAAATGGACAACTGCAAAATAGAAGGATGCGCCAAGATTGTAGCGTATTACGGAAGCTCGGTATATGACACACGCGCCATGTGGATATTGATTAGCGAGATAGTCATAGAGGCAAAGGAACTAGGAATAGAAACGCTTCCGCCTGACGAGCTGGAGAGACTAAAACAAGAATGGGGTAATCAGTAAATATCAAGAGGAGGCGTAGAGGATGGAAAAAATAATCAATTATCATATTACTAAAAATACGACATCTGTTTTTGTGCCAGGAGTATATACAATAAATGGTTCGGTGCTTACAAAATACGGCAAATATATCAGATGGATTATAAAAAAGCTGATAAAATACAAATTTATCGAAGAGTATTACGCTGAAGAGGTTTCTTTTTCTCGGGTAGTAATTGACCCAACAAAAGTGGCAGACTTAATAAAGCAACTTTACAAAGACATATATCGTAGCACTAACAAACAACCCAAAACGATCATAATGGGGTACGACAAAATGAGGCAGTTGGATATCGAGATTTATGAGGATATGCGTTTCAATATGCCACTTGAGTTACATGGCCCAGAAGGCAGAAAGATATACGGGCTTGACGTTATATTAAACCCAAGGATAGACGGGGTAGTGGTGATGTGATATGGAAGACAAAATATACACACCTAAAACAATACTGGATGCTTACCGCCAAGTACCCGGAAAAGGCAGAACAATCAAAATATCTTACATAAAAGGACAAAACAACAAGAACCGCATAACTCGTCAGGCGGTAATAATCCAGAAGACTCCCTCCTTTGTGGTAGTAGAGATGACGGCGCAGACGAAAGACGGGAAGAGGGGGCAATACAGAGTATCGTTCCAGTATGTTGATCTTATTACTAAAAGGGTGGTGATAATTTGAAAAAAGAAGAACTAAGACAATACCGCCACTTAAAAAGGGAAATAGAAGTAATAGAGCAGGAAATAGAAGGATTAAGGACAAGCCTATTGGCTACGCCTAAACTTGACGGGACGCCAAAAGGGAACGGAAGACCGGACCGTATGGCTGATACTGTGGCAAAGATAGTGGATCTTGTCGAAGTACTCAATAAGAGCATGTGGAAAATGATAAATCTAAGGGCAGATATAGAGGATTGTATAAGCTGTCTGCCGGTTGACAAAAGACTTTTGATGAGGCTAAGGTACATCGAGGGGTTACGGTGGGAAGCTATATGCGTACAGATGAGTTATAGCTGGAGGCAGATACACTACATACACAATCAAATATTAAAGCAGATAATATAAAGATTGCACACAAATGCACACAAAAAAATTGTATACTATAGGTGTGGAAGATTGCAAAGGACTCCTTCGTCCGGCCCCCCTGCGAGGGCGTGGATTGAAATGCCCTGCCCGAAAAAAAAGAGGCCGAAGCCTCCAGTGTCGATATATCCTCCTCCACTAAGGGCGGGGACTTGTCCTCCTCCGCCTGACTTCTCTTAATACGGCCATGGCGTATCCTCCGGCACGGCCCATATATCCACGCCGCCGCGTGGATTGCGGACTTTTTTCGCGGCTGGCACAATACTCGGCCAGTCAGTAAGGATTTTTTGCCCGCGCCTTGGCTCTCTGCCGTTTCTTTTTGCCCATTCCCGGGCAGATATATAGCCCTCGGGCATACTGCCAACCTCAGCCGGAGGCAGCGGTACAGGCCCCACGATGGGCGCGGGGTTATCGCCTATAAAGCGCGTCAACACCTCCGGCAGCGCCTTAAAGTGTTTTTCGGACACTGCCTTAAGCTGGCCTGTAGCCTTACACAAAAGATCGTGATCTTTTGTCCGGATGCCTCTCTCCAGGTTATAGATAAGGCTCATAGTTTCCCGTTCCCATGACTTGGACCAATCTACCAGGGTAGATATTTTCGCCTCGGCAGTTTTGGCTCTATCCAGGCGTTGCGAAATAGATCGATGTTGCAAGTCATCGCCTCCCTATTGACATAATGTACAAGTATATTATACTTGAGTTGTGAACACTCCCGCCGCCCCTCCCTATAGAAGGAGGGGACTTCTGCCGGAGCCCTGATAAAATATTGTCGTCTGCATGGGCGTGGATTGAAATGAGTTGCGAGATATTGTCGCCCTATGGGTGTGGATTAAAACAAACAAACAAACAAACAAAAAAAGAATCGTACCTATGAGGAGAAAAAGAGAGAGGACAAAACCCCTCTCTCTTCCGGGGCTAATCCCTAAGGGAGCGGCAAAACTGCCAGTCCTCCGGTGTTGGCGGGCAAGATGGGTGTGGGGCGGATATACTGCTCCCACGCGCTACTAATTTCCCGTGATACCAATACTCATGCAGTCCAGGACACTGTTTAATAATTTTGCCGTATTGTGATGTGTACGTGGTTCTCATTTTCTTACTCCTTCTTACCGCTTGCCCTTTGTCAAGTCGGTTGGGGAAATAGCCGGTCATCTTTGCGGGGTGGCGGCTATTTTTTATTCCTCCTTTTTTAGTAAACTAATCTAAATAATTCGTAGTCCCATACCGATTCATTCCCATATTCATCCATTTCGTTGATGTCAATATTAAGTAACTCGCAAGCGTCCTCAACTGACAGGCTTTGGTTGGTGATAATTTCGCCTAAATACTCATCCCCATGATATAAAGTAGCCATTTTTTCTTCCTCCTTTCTTTTAGTATGCCGGGACTTCATTTCGGCGATGTATTCCCTGGCTTTTTTGTGTTCCGGCTCGGTGAGCCGGAAGGTGTATCGCTTACGCTTTTCTGCCAGCGGTTTCCGCCCGGAGCCGGGGCGTTTGCCGCCCCAGTGGTAAAAATCTTTACCGCTGTCCCATATAGCGTCAGCATATGATCCCAAACCATTGGAGAAATCACGAAATTGGCAAGGCGGAACATCTTTTGTATTTATGGGCGCTGCGGCATAACCCCCAGCTGTTAGCATATCAACATGTTTGCTTACCTCAAACGTGCGGCACAAATCATAAAAAGTACCATCGTCGCCAGTGACCTCAACAAACTGTAAACTACTAGGTATCCCATTAGTATATCTTTTCATTACTTACCCCTCCTGTAGCCAATATTTCCGATTATTTCTGTGTCGCTTTTGTAGTCGGGCATTAAATATAAATGATTGATTGCCTCGTCAGTGGCCTCGCGGCTATCATCGGTCTGCTGCAAATCACCATTAATAGCTGTCCAATTTATACCACCGTTGTATACCATTTTTTGCCCGGTCCCCGCATTTAGTCCAAATATGGGACCATAATCTTTGCCTATAACTAATTTATCCATTTTAAACCCCCTGCTGGCCGGAGTCTTTTTTCTCCCGCGCCTTTATCTTGATTTAAGTATACCAAAAATCAAAACAGATGTCAACACGCAAAACGCGAATTTTAGAAAATATTTGTCTCAAAAATCACTGGAGAATATTATAAAACACGAACAATAGACGATAAATGGGGAATAATGTCCGGAGGTGGCAAATATGGCAGAGAAACTCACAGCAAAACAAGAGAAATATGCACAAGGCCTTTTTGCTGGACTGACCCAGAGAGAGGCTTACAGAAAAGCATATGGTTGCGAAAATATGACAAATAAAACGATAGATGAGAAGGCCTGCAGATTGGCCGGAAATGACAAGATACAGGCAAGACTCCAAGAGCTCACCGACAAATTTGCAAATCGCAATTTTGTCACCGTCGAAAAAGTGCTGGCAGAGCTTGCCAAAGTAGCGTTTGCGATCTCTGCCGGTAAAGAGTCCATAGAGATCAAAATGAATGATAAAATCAAAGCTCTAGAGCTGATGGGCAAGCATCTGGGCATGTTTACCGATAAGGTAGAAATTGGAAATAAAGACGGCAGGCCCTTTAGGACGGAGGAGGTCGGCAAGCTGACGGATGAGGAGCTGGATAAGCGGATCCAGGCCCTGATGGAGGTGAGATGATGGAGTATATGATAGGGTCACTAGGTACGCTCTTGGCGATGTTTGCCGGAGCGTATATTTATTTTAAGGCCGGCAGGGGTGAATCGCCGGTAACAACGCTACCAAAGCCAAAACACAAGGCAATGAGAGCCAAGAGGGACGAGGAGATAGAGGACTAGTCCACCGTACGCGGACAAAGTATCAAAAAATACGGGGTTGATAAAAATGACGTCCATGACGCGAAGACAAAAGGAGGAACTACTCCACTACTTGACGTTAAAAACCCAAAGAGCGATACTCTCTTGGGCGCTAAGCAAAAAAAATGAAAAAGGGCAGCTAATCACCCTGGCTGACCATGAGTTTCAGCGGGACATCTGGGAGGATTTTAGTCTGATAATGGCAATCCGCAAGGCGGCACAAATAGGAATCAGCACAATCTTTATTTTAAAATGCATATGGCTCCTCGAGAGATATGGCTACAACATCATCTATACACTGCCGACCCTACAAAATGATGTGCGCAAATTCGTCCCGGCCAAAGTAGACCCACTGCTGGAGCAAAACGGATACAAGCCGGACAAAAACAACATGACCCTAAAGCAGATCGGAAACGGATTTTGGCACTTTGGCGGCACGCACGGTGAGAAAGAAGGCATCTCAACAACAGCGGATATCCTGCTGCATGATGAGGTCGACAGAAGCAATCTGGAGGTCGTTGGGACATACAAAAGCCGTCTAGGTCATAGCACATATGGCAGGAGATGGTTTTTTTCCAACCCTACGGCTCCTAAACGCGGTGTAGATGAGTGGTGGCTAAAATCTGACCAAAAACATTGGTTCCTAAAATGTGAATGCGGCACGGGCAACTTTGGAGGCTGGCAATATTTAGACTGGCCCCAAAATGTGGATTATGAAGGCAAACGGTATATCTGCATCCACTGTGGGCGGGAGATAACAGACGATATGCGCCGGCAAGGGAAATGGGTGGCCAAATATCCCGGCAGGGAAGTATCAGGCTATTGGATGAGCAAGATGATAGCTCCCTGGATACCCTGTGCCGACCTCATCAACGACGAGATGGAAACAACCCCGCAATATTTCAACAACTTTGATTTGGGCAAGCCATATATCGGCGCAGACGTGACGATTAACAGAGACATGATCCTCCGGAATATCAGAGCGGACAAGCCTGATTTAAGCAACGTATTTTTCGGGATAGACGTAGGAGGCAGGCTGCATGTCACCATTGGGAACGATACCGGGATTACAAAGATGCTGGCCTGCAGCTGGGCAGACGTGGAAGCTCTGATGAACCTCTACCAGCCTCGGCAAGTGGTGATAGACGCGTTGCCGGAAACGACCAAGGCGACAGAGTTCCGCAAAAATTACCCGGGCAAAGTAAAGCTCTGTTATTACGATACCCAGGAGAGCGCTAGAAAACCTAAGAGCCTGGACCATTACGAAGTGGATTACGCTGAGCAGGTGGTATTAGCTAAACGGACGGCCTGCATCGATATGGTAATCAAGGATATGCAAGCTGGGAAAATCAACTTTTATATGCCGCATAACGAGCCGATGTTGGTGGGCGGGTCCGGAATCAGAAAGAATGAATCATATGTAGACCACTGGGAGTCAATGTATCTGATGTCCGATGAGGAAAAAGGGATTTATACCTGGGAGCATTCCGGCCCGGACCATTTCGCGCACAGTACGGTATACTACTGGATAGCCCGCCAGATTGGCGGGAGCAAAGAGAAACACAAAGTGAGGATAAATTAAGCCCTTGCTTTTAGGGAGGTGAAGCTATTGGATGACCTTCAGCAGACCCAGGAGCAAATAGCCATGGTCAACTTGGTTAGAAACTGGTACAGCAACTCCAAATCCGCGTACGCAGACCGCAAAGCCATTATAGAAAAGTGCTATGAGGCCTATAAAAAGTCCTATGAGGACAAGAAAAAGACCCGCACCAAAGCTAACTCCCGACGGAACTATATCTTCGCCTCCGTAGAGGATGCGCTAGCTCTGCTGACTGACGGCAAACCCGCATTAGACTGCTGGCCCCGTACCCGTGATGATGTCGGGCTGGCAGAAAAAGGCAAACAGGTCCTAGATTGGATATGGGAAGTTACAGAGATGAATTCCAAACTGGAAATAGCCGAAAGGGACCACCTTATATCAGGTTTGGGCTGGCTGAAAATCTACTTTGACCCCATGATTAACTATCCCCATGGCGAAATTGTCGTTGATGTGGTCCATCCCCTGCACCTATGGCCGGATCCGGATGCAACCTCGCATAAAACCTGCCGGTATATGATTCAGGAGACAGATGCTCCTCTGTGGATGATACGCAAGATATTTCCTAAGCTGGGGAAATACGTCAAGGGAGACGAAAGTATTTCCGTAAACAACCAGGACAAAATATCAACGGAAACCGCCAGGGAATACTTCTCGGCAGACGTGACTAGTGAAGCGGTGCACTACCGGGCCAAGATGCTGGAATGCTGGATGAAGGACGATTCCGTGTATGAAAAAGAGGAGCGGGATGAGTTGGGGAATGTTACCCGTGAGGAAGGAGCCCTGAAATATCCAAACGGGAAGAAAGTAGTAATTGCCGGGGATATTTGGCTTAACCCGGATGACTGTCATAATCCCTTTGAAGATGGAGAATTCCCCTATGTCATGGTCCCTAACTACTTGCAGTCAGACTCATTCTTTCCCCAGGGCGACGTGGAATACCTGATAGAGATTAACAACGATATCAACAAAATAGTATCGCGGCTCAATGATTATATTCGCCACACCTGCCATACCACTATAGTTTATGACGATGAGTGCAACATCAAAGAGGACACCTTAGAGAATCTGGAAGCAGCCCTGGTTAAAAAGAACAAAGGCGGAGACTTTACCGTAAATGCTCCCCCGCCCTGGCCGCAATCAATATTTCAATGGCTGGATACCTGCAAATCTGACTTGGAAATTATTTCAGGGATCCGCGAGGTCTTACAGGGACGTCCGGCATCTTCCGGGCAATCCGGAGTAGCTCTTGGCAAACTCCAGGAATTTGCGCTAGCCAGGATACGTAAAAAAGCCCGGAACGTAGACGTGGCCATCAAGCAGGTTGGCGAGAAATTCATAAGCCGGATGAAACAATATTATACCGACACCCGGCAGATCAGAATAACAGGCGATTTCCCGGTTAAAGCACAACAACCGGAGCCCGGCACAGGAATCATGGACCCCATGGGTCAGGACGTAGTAACAGGCTCTCGTAGATATGACTTTATAGAGTTTAGCAATCAGGAATTTTATCCTAACTCCCAATATAACCCAGAGCAGCAGATGTATCTGCAGGACACCGGAGAGGTGGACGAAACAGGGCAGCCGGTTATGGCTCCGGCCGAGTCTGTCCAACTGGATATAATCCTGGAGGTAGGCGCTGCCGCATCAGTGAGCAGGAATCAGGAACGCCAAGATTCCGAATTCCTATTGCGAAGCGGAGTTATCGATCAGGAAGAAATAGCGCGGCGCTATGGAATTAAGAATTATCAGGAAATAAAAGCCAGGATGGAACAAAACGCCATGAAACAGGCCCAGATGGCTCAACAAATGGGTGGTAATATGCAGGTCCAGTAGGGCCTTTTTTTATGCCTAAAACGTGCTGACGGCATAAAACTCTGCATGGATAAAATGGGCGACGGCCCTAAAACGGGAGGTTATATTAAATGGAAGACGATATCTTAACCCAACCCCTGGATGACCAGGCGAGTGACGGCGACCTACAACAGCCGGATGAAACTGCAGTTGACGGCCAGCTGCAGCCGCAGGATACACAGCCGGTTACATTCACTCAAGACCAGGTTAATGAGATGGTCACTAAAAGGATAGCCCGGGAACGCAGAACCTTGGAAAAAGCAGGAATTAACCTTGTTGATTTCGAGAATATGGCTAAAAGGTACAACGTAACCCTACCGTACTTGGTCCGTCATACCCTAAACAGCTACGAGGAAGGCTTGGGCCAGCAAGGATATCAACAACAGCAACAACAACAGCAATATCAACAACAGCCGGGGCAATACCAGTATGATCCGCGAGTTGATGCGCTCCTAATGGAACGGGAAGAAGGCCAGGTTAAAAAGCTATGGAAAACTGATTTTGGCGCCGAACCTACCCAGGATGATATTGAATCACTCAAGGATCTCCAGGAGCAGTATGCTATTAATGGCAAGGTTATATCCCTAGATGACGCCTATAGCCTGGCCACCCGAGGAATCTTGAAAGATAAGTTTGCTAAGTGGGTGGAGTCCAAAGTAATGAACGACCTCAAGATGAAGCATAAAGGCAAGGTTATGGGACCAGCACAGACAGCCGCCCAGATCCCCAAGTTTAACAGTTTGAAGGATGCCCTGAATGCGGCGGCTGAAGAAGTATTTAAAAAATAAACGCTCACCCAAAAAGGGGGGCGTTTTCATTTTACATGAAAGGAAGTGTATATCATGTCATTCGTTGACACCTTAAATGCGTTGACTAATGAAGCAGTACAAAAAAAGGTCATAGACAACATTTTCAACGCTACGCCCACCTTAAAAGAATTTAAGAGCAAGCAAGAGACCGGGTACGCCGGTACCAAGCTCCAGATCCCCGTTGAGTATGCGCTTAACTCCAACCGTGGCTGGTATAGGGGGTCCGACACCTTCCTGACCAACAATGTTGAGACTGCCACTCACCTGGAATTTGAATGGGTGGATAGTTATGTTTCTATTGTCATTACCGGGGACGATAAAGATAAAAACCAAGGTAAAGAGGCCATTGTGAACCTGCTTAACCATAAGCTGAACAATGGCAGGAAATCGATGTCTTATCTGCTTACCTCCGGTATATTTGCAGACGGAACCGGAACCGGCAACAAAGAAATGACAGGGTTAAAATCTGCTGTTGATGATGGCACCAACATCGCCACATATGGAGGGCTTGCCCGCGGCACTTACACCTGGAATAAGGCAAAGTATACCTCATTAGGCGATTACATCAGCTGGCCTGCAATGCAGTCCATGTATGGCGATCTGACTGACGGGGAAGAAAAGCCGCAACTGATTATCACCACTCAAGATGTATGGGACGATCTCTGGGAGCTTGCTACTCCTACCATCCGTTCGGATTCCAATAAGTCCAGTATTGACTATGGCTTTGAGCACATCAAATTTAACAGCGCAAAGATTATAGTCGATGCCCAAACTCCGACCGGCCAGATGTTTTTCCTGAACCAAACCTATCTCAAGCTGCATCCCCTCAAGGGGTATGAAAGTCCCAAATGGACCGGCTGGAAAGAGCCTCTTAACCAGGATGTAGCCGTAGGACAATTTATCTGGAAGGGTCAGCTAGCTTGCTCTAACTGCCGGTACCAAGGTCGCATTGTTAGTATTACGACCTAAAATATAAAGAAAGGAGCTGAAGATAATGGGTAACTTATATGGGGTCCTTTTTAACACAGAACTGACCGCCAACGATTCTGCCGCAAAAGATGAAGTTGGTATGCTGCGGCATGTAATTGATGCCACTAATGTTCTGCGTGTCTTTAAGTATGTTCAGACCGCCTCTGACACAACCGTAGCCAACGGGACAGCGCTGTCATATGTCGACGTCTATGGAGGGCAGGTAACTTCCGATATATCAGATTCCAAACAAAACTTTGCCGCAGGAGTCGGCATAGGCGCCATTACTGCGTCCTATTATGGATGGATCCAAGTGCGTGGTTATCACTCTGCTGTAGCTACTGACGCGGGGGATGATATCGTCAAAGGAGATGCGGTAATTCTCCATGCTACTTTGGACGGTGTGGTAGATAGGATGGCCGCCGGTACTGCTTCCACTCATAAGCCTCTTGGCTTTGCTGTGGCAGATGATATTGACGCTGCCGACACCGTTGCGGTTTATATTACAGCCGGATCCTAAGGGGAGGGTAACCCTCCCCACTTTTTTTGAAAGGGGGTTAGTATATGATTAAACTATTTAGTTACTTCTTCCCATGGGCGAAAACGTTGCGGATGGATGTTCAGGATCTGAAACTTAACGGGACTGTTGTAACGTCTACAGCCGCAGAGCTAAATAAACTGACCAGCGTAACAGCAACTACCGCAGAGCTTAATAAACTAGCTGGAGCCACAGCAACAACCGCGGAAATCAACAAACTGGCTGGTTTAACGTCAACTACCGCAGAGCTTAATAAACTGACTGGCGTAACGTCTACAGCTACAGAAATTAATAAACTGACTGGCGTTACATCAACTACCGCGGAAATAAACATATTAAACGGTGTTACGTCAACCACTGCAGAAATAAATAGGGCGTGTGATGTGTCCTCCAGAGTCGTAAACACTACCGCGAACCTATCCTTAACCGAAGCATCGCATGATAATAAAGTTGTTACGATAAACCAAGCAGCCGGTGCAGCCATAACACTTCCTGCCGCCACAGGAAGCGGGGCAAAATTCCATCTGATTATCGGCACAACTGTAACATCTAACTCCACTACCATAAAAGTAACAGGGAACGATATCATGACAGGTGCAGCAATAATCTGTAATGATGCTGATGCAACTGTATCAGGATGGGAAACCGCCGCCGACTCTGACACTATTACTTTTAACGGAACCACTACAGGCGGAATAAAAGGGGATAGCGTAGAGTTAATCGATATTGCAACCGATACATGGTATGTGCGTGTAATGGGTTCTGCAACCGGCGCTGAAGCTACACCGTTTAGCGCTACTGTAACTTAAAAGGGAGGGCAATCCCCTCCCTTAAATTTTAAATAAGGAGTGAAAGCATGCCTAAAGTACTTTTAATCAACGAAGGGGAAAAAGAATTCAAAGATAAATGGAATGGTAAAGAAATTATAATCCCTGTGGGGAAAGCCGCTAAAATCGAGGATTATGTTGCCTATCATTTTATTGGAGATCCCGAACTCCTCAACGGAGATAACGCCAATAAGGCCGCCGCCGAAAGAAAACTTATTAACTTTCGCTATGGCGCCTTTAAACCTGAACAGGTAGCGGGCAGGGTGCCTAACCTTCGCATTGAGCCCATAGAAGAAGAGGCAGAGGTCCAAATCGTGGACACCAAAAAGAACCCCGGGAAGAAAGCCGAAGATGAAAAAGAATTCCCAGACCTTGCTCCCAATAACCTGGCAAAGAACTGGGGCAATACTAAGGACCTTAAGAAATAAGCGGTGATCAACCGACATCGAAATGAGGTGATTTATAATGCCTGGCACAGGAAAACAATACGGGGCTGTAGAGGTATTAAACAGAGCCTTAAACAGGCTGCTGGACGGCTTCACAGTATACGCCCAAAATGAACAATCCGCTTTAATTGCGAGTGCGGCCAGGACCGCAACCAATAACAGCGCAGAGCAAACCAACTACGGCAACCGGGGCGTAAAAGTATTTATTGACGTAACAGCTGTCACAGGTTCCCCAAGCGTAACTTTTTCTATTCAGGAGAAAGACAGCGTTGGCGGTGATTATCGTGCAATCTTAACAAGCGCTGCGCAAACTGCGGCAATAACCGCCCCTGTAGTTTTAACAGTATATCCCGGCTGTGCTGCTGTGGCGAACACCGTGGCTAATGAACCGTTGTCCAGGACATGGAGAGTGGCAGCTGCACATGGGAACGCAGACAGTATTACTTATTCTGTGTCCTACTGCTATATCCCGTAAGGGGGGCTTATTATGACAGGAACTCAAATTCAAACTCTGGCCGAAACTTATCTTGACGGTGACGATATTGAGGATACTGACGCCTTAGCCTGGATAAATGATTTTTTGGCAGAACCCCAGTTAGTACTTGAGGGCTTTCGCAAAACCGGCGCACAGTCTTTAACTGTGGCCGACAGCGAAACCTGGTACGGCAGAACCGCCGGGCATTTAGGGATCGTGGAAATTCAGGATTCTTACAACGACAAATATGTTGGTGAATTTGAATTAAACTACGATAGGGACAAGATACGAATCCCTAACCCTGATACTTATGCCATAACATCATTATTAGCGCCGGATGCTTTAACGGCGCTTTCCCAAACTCCGGGAATAAGCACGATATTCCATCGGCATTGCGCCCGTTATATTGCCGGCAAGTGGAAGCTAAAAGATGATGATACCAATAAAGACGGGTTGAGAATGATAGCGGAAGGTATCCAGGGTACACTAGGCGCTTCCCGGTTATTGGTTGATCAGGAAAAACGGGAACAACAGCGACAAAAAAGGAGTACTTGGGGCGATGAATAGAACAGAATTATATAATTTAGCGTTTGAATGCGGATGGAAGCCGGGTTTTAATGACCCGGCTTCTATAATGATGAAAAAAGTCCGGGAAAAGCTCGGGGAATACCTGGACACTCCGGAAGGAGCAGAGTTAATCCGGAACACTCCGAAGGATTATGATTTTGCATCTATTGGGTCTGACGGTACCCCCAAGGTTATAAACCCTAATAAAGAAATAACCTTAGAAAAGCTCATGGGAGCCTTATCTGATTATAAATGAGGTGAGGGTGAATGACAAAGATAAAATCAGGTAAATGGAATATTGGGATTTTGAGAGAACAAAGCGGCGGCATGAATGGTGTCGTTCACCCTGCAATCTTAAACGATAACGAAGCTGAATTTCTTAAAAATCCGAACCTTGAAGAAAAAGGAATCCTTAAAACCTGCTTAGGCAGGGTAGAGAGATTTGCCGCCGCCTTCGATGCCTCCAACCCGGTAGTAGGGATGGGGGCTTTTTATAAGTCTGACGGGACCAGTAATATTGTGATGGCCTCCGGGACGAAACTATATAAGGACACCCCTCACTTAGTGACTACCTATACCTCCAAAGCCGATTGGGACAATGGTACTAAATCAGCAGAATGCGATACGGCAGCCACCCCGGGAGATTTAAAGATAGCAGCAGGGTCAGCCAGTAACGTTATCCAGGCGGTATCGTCTCAATCCGAATGGGAGGCCTGTACTAACTCCCAGATAGATACTACCACCAGCGCGGGAGATATAAAAATAGCGGCAAAACATGCGGCGTTTAGCCGTACTTTCGATACTCAAGCCGAATGGGACGCAGGGACCCTGTCTAATGCCAACACTACGGCCAGCGCAGGAGATGTAAAACTGAATAAAGAAGGTACGGATTATTCCAATACCGCCACTGCGACGGCGGATTTCAACGGTACGCACAGCGACACTCAGGCTATAGATAATGCCGTGAAACTAGCAGGCGGCAGTATAGATTCATACACAAAAAACCTGCTTCATTTTGACGGCGCAAACGCTTCGACTACGTTTACCGATGAAGCGGGCAAAACGTGGACGGCTTATGGCGATGCTCAGCTTAATACGGCGGAAAAGAAATTTGGCACAGCTTCCGGACGGTTTGACGGGACGGACGATTATATAGACACGCCTGACCATGATGATTTTACTCTAGGCAGTGGAAATTTTACTGTTGATTTGTGGATAAAACGCAACGCAACTGGTGTTGACCATGCTATATATGGACAATGTGATGCCAGTGTGACCGCCTCTACGATAAGTACGATAATGCAGATAAATGACGTAGATAAGGTAACAGTAGCAGTATATTCGGGGAGTACTAGTTATGGTATCACTTCTACCGGAACAATAACAGACACCGCTTGGCACCACCTGGCTGTGGTAAGAAATGGAAACACACTGACCCTATATATAGATGGCACTGCAGACGGAACTAAAGACGTAACAGACGTTACCGTAAATAATTCAACAAACAAGTTTGCTGTTAGCAGGCTTGGTGAGTATGCCCGCTATTTTAATGGATGGATAGATGAGTTTAGATTTAGTAAAGGTATTGCGAGGTGGACTTCTAATTTTACGCCGCCAACTGAGGCGTATGCCGCATATAAAGGTTCTGGCGTCTACACCCATGGCGAGCTTATTGTAAGTGACCCAAAGATAGCGAAGGCAGGAGCCATATCCTTTACCAAAACAACCCCGGCCAACACTACATTAACAGTAGATTACAGAATCTATGACGGCAGCGCCTGGGGGGCTTGGCAATTGGACGTGGCAAGCGGCGCGACTATAATAGCCAAAGGAACCGATTTAACAGGCTATAAGGTTCAATGGAGGGGCAACCTTGCCACAACAGACACCGCAGTAACGCCCAGCCTTGATGACGTCACCGTTTCGGTGACAAGCGCCTATAAAACCTCCGGTACATGGACGTCTCCTGTTATGAACCCTAACGCCGGAGCAAACGGTACAGCGACATTAACCAGCGTTACCCCGACAAACACAAGTATAACAAAAGAATACCGCACCTCCGCGGATAATACAACGTGGAACGCCTGGGGGGCCGATGGCGGGAGCCTGACGGCCTCTAATTATGTGCAGTACAGATTAACTCTGTCTACGACGGACATAGCGGAAACGCCTACAGCGGCAAGCCTGGTTATCTCATATCCTACGGTATATCAATCATCAGGCGTTTGTACATTACCGACATTGACAGTCTTAAATATTAACCCCGCGTCTAACCATACTATTGCCTGGACCAAAACAACCCCGGCAAATACAACGGTAACAGTAGATACAAGGGGTAGTGATGATAACGCTAATTGGTCAGCATGGGCGGCGCAAACTAGCGGGAATGCGCTCACGAACCTTAACTACTACATGCAGACTAGGATCACATTAGCCACAACTGATACCCTCGCAACGCCGACAGTAGCGGATATAACATTAACCATACCGCAAGACGGGAAACGTGCAACCTGGACGTCTCCAACTATAGATGTATCCAGCGCTACCAATACTGGGTCGGGGAATTTACAGGTTAGCAGCACAGCGGGAGACGGGGCAGTGTCGCATCAATCCCGGTCCAGTTCAGACGGAGGCACTGCCTGGAGTGTCTGGGTTAATGCTTCGGCTGACGGTACATTAAACCATACAGCCCAAAACCATATTCAGATCAGGATTATCTATACCAAAACGGCATCAGTGCAAAGCGCGACTATTACATTTGATGATTCACCTGCAGCTACAACGCTTTTGACCGGGCTTACAGCAGGGGGGAGTTATTATTTTACTACCCTGAAGGATGTCTTTATTATCGTTAACGGTATAGACGCCCCAAAAAAATGGAACGGTATAGACGCGGTATCGAATGTAGGCGGAACCCCTCCTCACTGCCAATATGTGGCAGCTCACAAAAACAGGATATTCATGGCCAGCGTATCAGCCAATAGATCAAGACTTTACTGGTCCGATATCTTGGATGAGGATACCTGGGGGGCCACGTCATATATTGATATTTCCCCTAATGACGGCGACTATATCACTAATATAATGGCCTTCGGGGATTATCTTATTATAACTAAACAAAGAAGCGTTTGGATCCTGTTAGGACAGGCCGCTTCTGACTTTGCAGTCAGAAGGCTGCACGAAGGAATAGGATGCGTGGCTCCAAGGTCTTTGATCACAATGGAAGATGTATTTCTGTTTGTTTCTTCCGAAGGGGTATATGTGTCTAATTTGTCTCAAGTTACTTTACTCACGGAAAGGTTAAAGAATTACTGGAAACTTTTGAACAGGCGGAAATTAAGCATCGCCTGTGCCTCCTATTTTGACCACAGGTTAAGAGTGGAATTTCCTTATAGTACTTCCACCTACAATAACCGTAGAATCGTTTATGACGGCATTAGGAAGTCCCTGTATATAGAACAGTTCGCGGATCACGCTTCGTGTTATTGCAAGTTCGTAGAAAAAGGTAAGGAGGTGCTTTTATATGGCCACTCCAACGAAGGACAAGTATCTCAAGCGGATTACGGGACTGCTGATAACGACGCGGCTATTGAGATGGAATGGAAAACCAAGCATTTTAATTTTGGCTCATCGGCTGTAGAAAAGAAAGTAGGCCGCGCATATTTTGCCGTAGTCCCGGCCTCCTCTGCTGTGACAGTAAGTGTATATTTCAATGTAGACGGTGTAGAAAATGCCACTGCCTTAACTTTTACTGTCCCTGGTTCCAGCAATAAAGAGGTGGAAACATACAAGTTAAAACTTAACGCGCTAAATATTCGTAAAGTTCGTACGTTGGGCTATAGAATAGTACAGGCAACTACCAACGGCGGGGTGACTTTTCAAGAATTACTACAGGAGTACATTGTTAAGAAGGTGAGGGAAACGGCATGAGTAAACTGCAATTCTTGCCACCTCCAACTGACCCCAAGGACATAAAGGATATAACCCAGTACCTGGTTAAGTTTAAGTATGAGCTGGAACTGTGGGCTAACGGAAATATAAACGGTTCTGACATCTATAAAGCCACCGTACCCCCTGATAAACTGACCTGGCGGGAAGTACCAATCCCTCTGGTACTTCCCGCATCCCCCTATGAAACTGTTAATACCACCGGGGTTAACGTAGGAGCATATTTCCGGTGGAACCCGACCAACTTCCCCACGAATACCGGAGGGCTATGGTATTTAGAAGCTACTATCTACAGTGAAAACGCCGCAGCTACAGCAACCTGTACTATAACAGGGTCGGCAGATTTTGGCACGGCGGCCACGGCAGAAATAACGCCCCAGCGAATTAGAAGTTCTGCTTTGACAATGCCAACCGCCGCCCAGAATATCTGGGTTAAGCTAAAGACCAGCGATGGGACCTATAAGGCGTATTTGTCAGGGGCCAGGTTGATTTATGTGCCTTGACTAATATATGTATTTATGCGTATATTAAAGATGAGAGGTGGTGTATATGAAACGCCTGATTGTTTTTATACTGCTTGCGTTATTGTTGGTAGGATGCAGTCAACAACCAATAATAGAGGGTCCGGAGGAGTTCCAGAAGGATATCCACGAGGCCCTGGCGTTGCTTAAAGAAAAAAGCCCGGAACATCATAGGTTAATAACAGAAAACGTAAAGCGGATTTTTTATAACAAAACAGATGATTTTAATGGAGCTCATAAAGACGGTAGTTTTGGAATGACGGTAGTAGCTTATCGACAATATACAATATTTGATGAATATAAGCCTTATACAATTGCAGTCACATTGGTACATGAATCTGTCCACATAAGCAGATATAATAACGGCAGATTTAATTTTAACAATTTAGATAAAGAAGAGGAAATAGCATATGCAGAAGAACGAAGGGCGGCAGAAATAATTAACGCGCCTGACGGAACCCTGGATTATATAGAGCGGTCATATAAAGCCTGGAAAGAAGAGAGCCAATAGGCTCTTTTTATTTGTAAAAGGAGATGATTATTATGGGATTTGGAGATTTAAGAGAAACGGAAAGGCGTACAGCTGCAGGCCAAATAAAGTTTGGCGATACTTGGTATAACAAGAGTTCATATGCTCCACAATCTAAATATACGCAAGCTGGAACATCTGCACCTCAACCGATGGTGTATAAACCATCAACCCCTACATTGCCCAATCTTAATACTTCAAAATTAAGTCAACAATCTGCCCCTGCTTCAGGCGGTATGGGCGATTTCAGGACAACCACCGGTGAAGGACAAGGCTCCCCCTACACCGGAATGTCCGGAGATTCTACCATCAGAGTAGGCGGAGGATACCAGGACGGAGGAATAGAGCAAAAAGCAGAACAAAGAGGATCCGGACCGGCAGGAGATATGACTCAAACTCAAGCCCAACTATACCAGAGCCTGCTAGATCCGAACCAGCAGAATTACCAACCCAATGCAATAATAGAAAAAAAGCAAATTGCATATGACGTAACAAAAGACCCTGCTTTTATAGCTATGCAACAAGGGTATCAGGCTATGCAACAAGAGTATCAGGCTTTGTATAATTCTAACATAGGCTTAGCAGCTCAAATAAGCAATAACGAACTAGCGGCCTTAGAAAGCGCTAAATCAGAAATACTTAAGATGTTCCAGGACCAGATAGGCGGCATAGACCCGGCAACCCAACAAGCCCTTGCCAGTTTAGAGCAATCGGTTAAACAGCGTGGGCAGCAGATTATGGAAGAACTAAACCGCAGAGGAATAGCACAATCCGGCATCACAATCGAAGAATTTGGAAAACTGGCAGGGACGGCCAATGAACGGGAAACGATGATCCGCGCCCAACGTGTCCAGGATCTGCAGAACCAGATGATCAGTTCACTGCTGCAGTTTGCCCAATCTAGGCTTAGCGCTCTAAGCGGGTACGGTAAAAACCAGATGAATGCCTTTAGTTCTTACGCAGACAGCACAAAAACAGCCCTGCAAAATACTATGAGCCAATACGCAACCCGACAGCTGGCAGCGGAGAAAGCCGGAAGAGAACAGGAACTTGCCCAGTATAATCAGGGAGAGCAGAACTACAGGGCCCAGCTGCCGTATATTGCAGGGCCTACACCATATCAGCAGCAACAGTTACAGCAGCAACAAAATAGATTACCAAGCATTAAAGGTCCTACGCAAACAGAAACAACTAATTATTGGATAGCATCTGCAATTAAAGAAATGAACCGGTTCAGTTCACTGCAAGAGCGGAACGACTGGCTTTTTAATCACAAAGCAGAAATTATCCAAGACGCTGGTCCCGGTGCTTATCAGTACTTACTTGAACAGCTTTACCCCAGCTATAAGTAGAAAAAAGGAGGGGTTAGTATGGCTTTAAAAAGGCCTTCATGGGAAACAAATACCGATACAAATAGAATACAGACTTCCGTTAAAAAGCCTTCATGGGAAACTAATCCCTCCCCGCAATATCAGCAGCCTGTATTGTCTCCCCCCCAGCCGCCACAACAAGGCGGTATTTTTAATACTCAAATGGCTCCGCCTGAACCCTACGAACTGCCCAGGGACAGAGTAACCCGTCAGGCGGGGGAGGCCTTGAACAGGGGGGAGTATAACCGCGGCGACGTGTTTCTATCAAATATGATGAGTGGATTAACCTTGGGCGCAGGGCAAGAAAAATTAGCCCAGGAAATGCCCAAGTACAGCCAGGGGATACTATCTACTGCCACAGCGGGACAGCTGGCTGGGAGCATTCTGCCATTCGGTAAGGCGTACCAAGCAGCCAGCAAACTACCCTTTATCTCTAAAATCGCCAGCCCCGTTCTTAAATCTGCTGTAACCGGACTCGTCGGCGACGCTCCTTTAGGAGCCGTTAAAGGGGGCGTAGAGGCCTTTGCCGAAGGCAAGAGGGGAACAGACGTTCTCAAGCAGGCAGGCACAGAGGCGGCCTTATATGGAGGCGGTGCGGCTATTTTCGGGCCGTTAGCAGAGGTAGGATTGCCGGCGTTGGCCAACAAAATTAAGCCTGCATTTGACAAAGTATTTAAACGTGTAGGTTCTGCAGATCCTGAAATGTTGGTTAAAGGAGTAGCTAAAGAAATAGGCGTAGACTGGGACAATATGAACGATACCCAAAAGGCCGCAATTCGCAAAGTAGTACGGGATAGCCAGAGTGAAGCTGTTCAAAGTGGAAGGCTATTGAATGAAGGACAAAACTTCGAGATGATCGGCAAACCTTACGACCCTGCAAAACCTCCCATACTGCCCAAGAAACAGGCTCAGGCACAGGTTACTCCCCTAGAGTTTAAACAAACCATCGAACAGCCTAAAGTATATGATAAAGATGCTTTCATAGGCGAAACGAAAACAAGGTCACAAATAGTAGACGAAATACGTGCTATGAAAGGCAAACCTCCGAAAGTACCTAGTTGGGAAGAACCAATAAAACAAACTGCCCAAAAACTTGATGAACCTCTTAACCCCACAAAACTAAAAGACCTAAGCGGGTGGCGGGCATATACCAACTCCGTATACCGCAACTTCGAGGCTGTATTTGGAGAACATTTTCCTAAGGTGAAAAAGGAAATACTTGATCCTTTTGACGCTTCAAAAAAGGCAAACGTAGAAACGCAGGAGCTATGGGCTAACAAACTCAAAACGGAAGTAGTGGATAGGTTAGGTATACAAAAAGGCAGTAGATTGTCTAAAATGGTCCAGAAATACGGAGAGAAAACCATAACGGAGCAAGAACTGTTATCCCTTAGGACTGATGAACTAGCCAAAGTTAAAGAAGCTGACACATGGTTTAGAAAAGCATATAAGACTCTTCTGGATGAAGTAAATGAAATCCGTGCAAAAATATATCCATATGTAGAAAGGGATCTGGCAGCCCTGGACGATAATATTAAGAATATCAGACAGGATATTCAAAGTAAGCAGAAAGAACTCGAAATAGCACAAAAAGCCACAACAGGACGCGGGGCTAAAGCCCAACAGCTAACGGAACAAATAGACCATCTTAAAGATAGGCTGAATAAAGCGGTAGAGTTAAAGAACAACGAGGATCTTTGGAGAGGTAAGAGGATCCCTGAACGTCAGGACTATTACCGGCACTTCCGGGAACTGTCCGATACTTTCGAGGGAGTGAAAAACCTCTTTGAAACTCCTGCGGGCATCAACCCTAGTTTAGCCGGGATATCTGATTTTACGCAACCGAAGTCTAAATTCCTCTCCTTTGCTCAAAAGCGCGGCCTAGGACCGTTTAAAAACGATGCGGTCGGCGGCTTTCTCGACTATATTCCCGCAGCCTCTTATGCAAAACATATCGATCCGCACATCAGTAAGTTTACTAAGTTAGCTGATGAGTTGGCAACAGCTACAGAAGGAACAAAAAATTTAAACACCTTCATAGAGTATCTTCGGGACTATTCCGGGCAACTGGCCGGGAAAACCAACCCTTTTGACAGAGCAATCCAAAAGATTATCCCAGGCGGACGGATGGCATTTAAGGGCTTAAATTGGCTGAACAGCAGAGTTAAAGCTAATGTAATAATGGGTAATGCCGCGTCCTCCCTCTCACAGATCGCCAACGTACCCCAAGGAATAGCCTATAATAAGCAGTATTCCATTCCCGGATTTACGCGGTATGTGAGGTCAATATTCAAGCCTTCGGCGGAAATGGCGCAATCAGGCTTCCTAAAAGAGCGATTCTCGCATCCATTCCGCCAGTTTGACCAAAGGCTGATTGACCAGCCTAAGAAGTTTGCCGCCTGGATGCTTGAAGTCATGGACAAGGTTGGGACGGAGTATATCTGGAATTCCACCTATCAAAAAGCCCTGGCTGAAAAGATTGCTAACCCCGTAAAATATGCTGATGATATAACCAGGAACCTTGTGGCAGGTCGGGGGATAGGGGAAGTTTCTATCGCCCAGCAGGCTAAGCTTGTGCAGCTTGTAGCCCCGTTTACCGTTGAAGTTGCCAACCTTTGGCATGTACAGAGGGACTTTTTAAAAGCGCGGGACTTTACAGGCTTGGCGATGCTTTACGCAGCTAATTTTTTGCTTAATAGGGGGTTGGAACAAGTTAGGGGTTCCGGGATAGTATTCGATCCTATCGATGCTGTTTACGATGCTTTATCAGAAGAAGACATTTCGCCAACCCAAAGAGCCGGGAGGCTTGCGGGTGAAGTAATATCCAACACACCTGCGGGGCAGTTTGTGGCGGCAGCGTACCCCGAGCACGGTTTTGGCAAAGATTCTAAAATGCCTTATACCCGCAAAGAACTATTTGGCAGAAATGACCCTACAAGGTTTGGGACTGGACTCTTGATAGGAAAAGGATTGAGCGACCCCTTATATAAAGCGTTGCCGCCATTTGGTGGAGCACAGGCGCAAAAAACGATCAGAGGCATAAGGGCATTGTCCCAAGGCGGGGTATATAATACAGCGGGAACGCAATTGAAATATCCCGTAGATACCGGCATGGCCAACACTGTCAAGGGCGCTTTGTTTGGGCCGGGCGGCTTTCCCGAAACCAGAGAATACTACGAAAGCAACCGCCGTCCGCTGAGCGAAAAACAAACCAAGGCATACCAACGAAGCCCGAATCCGCAGGCTATGTATAGAGAAACCCTTAAGCGGCGGGAAATCGACAGAATTAACGCCCAAATTAAGAAGCTTAACACCGATACTAAAATGACGCCGGAAGAAAAACATCAGAGATATCTACAACTGGACCGCAAGAGAGCCTTGATTTGGGCAGAGAAAAAATAAAGGGAGGGGTTAGCCCCTCCCTAATCATCTCGATCGCGCGCGCCGGTACGCGACATCTCACTAACCATTATACCGGCAAAGAACAAAAGCAAGCCTAAGCTCAGTATGAAAGCCGTCCCCGGCGATTTCTCGCCAAGATAGTAGAATGAAAAAAGTGCTCCGAAGAATACTATAATTATAAGTGCGTTTTTTATCAGCGTTTTAGCGTCATATGTCCCCATATGTATCAGTAACATATCCACAACAATAAACCAAAGAAAGAAAGGGGCCATTATAAGATACAGAATATGTTCAGCGCTCACAGATATCCCTCCTTTTTCTTCCTCTCTTTAAGGCAACCCCTGACAGCCAGGAGAGTCCATACGGATGAACCAAATGTCAGCACATACCAAAGATCTGTGTACCACTGTTTCCGCCTAATTGCCGCCGCGTTGGCCTCGTCTTCCGCTTTAGTTTCCCATGAAGGCTTTTTAAAAGAAGTCTGTATTCTATTTGTATCGGTATTAGTAGATGGTTGCCAATCCCTCCACCCGCTCTGTGGAGCCAATGGCGTAATTTTAGGGTTAGGCAAGGAAACCTCTTCACTAAGGCCGCTCGGACTATATCGAAGCGTCCAGAGGTCACCGGTCCACCTATCGCGTACCCATTTATAATAAATAGCGCTGTCTGGAACGGCTTTTGTTGCTTCAGTGTCAAAACGCATCACATTAGCGGCAATAAGGGAAATTAATATCGCCAGAGGAATAGTTAATTTTTTCACCCTACTCACCTCAAGCACAATATAACACGTATTCACAAACGTGTAAACATTTACCGCAGAGAGCGGTATTTTTATTTGAAAGGAGCTGGAACATTGAAAGTTCATTTTGAAAAAGACGCAGATTATGACGTGTACAAAAGAGACTACTACCCTCTGTTGGTACGCAACGGCTTTTCCTGGCGAATGTTCCCGGAACTGGGTATTTACCTTGACATGAAATATCCGGGATGGGAGGACCTCACAAACACCAATAGGGAACACATCAGGCCGGACATCACTCTGATTTTTGCGCGTATGATTACCCTTGAAGAGTGGATAGCCGCCGGCTGCCAGGAAGAGGAGTATAAGCGTGTTGTTATGGATGGCAAAACATCTTCGTTGCCCCATGAAATAGGCCATTACATACACTTGACAAAGTTCGGGGCTGACGGTTCATTGCTCTGGCAAAAAGCCTGCTCCCTAATGGGACAGTCTATGAACTTTGGTAATCAAAGTTCCGGCGGCTATGCCTGGAAACAGTCCTACGAGGACTTTGCCAACTACTTCGAGGATTGCGTGGAAGGTCGGAAAACCGATGAGATATTTATGGACTTCGTGCGGGGGTTGTTTGGCATCAAGCACAAGATTTACACCGAAGGCGACGGCGACAGAAATTTTACTATCGTCAATAACCGGGCTAAAGCTCCTATGAGAGCAATAATCGAGGATTTTAGGGATCAGCGATTGCGTGATATTGATTGGCTGGAGGCTATCAGGGAAGTAGTTGTTATATCCGGAGAAAGTGGATTCTAGGAGGCGGTAGAGTTGGATTCATTGGTAATTGTAGGGCTTTTGTCATTAACAGGTTCGGCAATTGGTACGCTCGGGGGGATACTCACATCAAACAAACTCACTAACTATCGGATACAAGAATTAGAGAAAAAGGTAGACAAGCATAACAGACTGATCGAGCGCATGGTGGCGGTGGAGTCCTCAGCTAAACAAGCGCACCACCGGATAGATGAACTAAGAGAAGAACTGGTAAAGGCGTGATATTATGCAATATCCATTTATTTCAATCCACGCCCCCGCACGGGGGCGAATGCTTATAGGTATTATACTACAAAAAGAAGGTGAAGGCAATTCACCCCCTCCCTTAGAGGAAGGGGTCTTCTGCCGGACAAAGCATAAGACGTTTGGGAGGTAATTCTATGCAATTCCCCATTGAAAGGTTCCGTATTACATCTCCGTTCGGCTGGCGGAATGATCCTATCACCGGGTTCCGAAAAGAGCATAAAGGAGTCGACATCAGCCCTACAAACGACAGTTGGTATATCCGGCCAATGCTCTACGGTATAATCAGGGAAACTAAATACTCCCCCGTATGGGGAAATAGCATCCTTATCGAACACAGCGGACGCGTGTTCTCTTTTTATGCCCATTGTGCCCGTACATATTACCAGCCTAGTGACCTTGTCACAGAAGCCAGCGTAGTGGCTCTGATGGGGAGTACTGGGAGAAGTACCGGCGCGCATCTGCATTTTGGGGTCCGAGTCAATGGGGTATGGGTAGACCCAATAGCCTACATAAAGGAGCGGATAGACGTGGAAGAAATTAAGGCCATAGTTCAAGGCAAAGAAATGCCGGCCTTCCTGTACAACGGTACGACCTATATACCGCTTAGACCATACGCAGCTATCCACGGCGAGGAGGTGACCTGGGACGGTGTGAAAAAGGTAGCCACTGTGACCGGTGGCGCATTAGCAAAAATCATCGAAATAGTAGAGGGGGTGAGATGAGATGGGCAAAAAGTGGTATCTATCTAAAACCTTATGGGTGAACACCATCGCAGTAGTTGGCATTATAGTACAGGGGCAAACTGGGATTGACTACCTAGACCCCGAAACCCAAGTAGCAATCCTGGGAGTTATCAACTTAATCCTGCGAGTTGTGACTTCGGAAAAAATTACCATGTAGCAAACAAAAATAACGTGACGAAAGGAAGTCAAAAAAATGAAACAACTAGTACATGATTTACTTACTACTAAATACACTGAGGTGTATCACGAAGAACCAGAACAGATGAAGTATGACGCACCACATAATTTTAGAGTAATTGAAGCCCTGCAAGGTGAAGGATGGCCAAAAGCTATTTTGGCAGAAATTCACTTCCAGGAAGGCCCCATCAAGGAGTGCGGTGTAAACGGTGTCTGCAACGAGGATCTTATAGCCATGGTTATAACCAGGCTTGAGCATTTCCAAAAATCTGAATTCGCCTGCCGGGAAAATGCGTTGGCAATAACTAAGCTTGAGGAAGCGCTTATGTGGCTCCGGAAGCGGACCATGGGCAGGGAAGCTAGAGGTGTGGTAGGGACGCATATTAAATAAAGGAGGTGGATCCTGCCCATCAAAAAAGGGGAGGTGATGCCAGAGGGAATATCCTATATCTAGTGTGTCAAGAAAATTTGATTCTTACGTAACAGTCTGAGGTGCCTTTCGGGGTACCTCTTTTTTTTATTCCCAAAAATCAACAAAATACCGCAAAATATAACTAGGACAAATTTCCCGACGAATTGAGACTATAGTCATTAGTAAATATTCCCATGGGTGATATAATAGTCCTACATCACTAAAAAGGGGGATTGTATTATGGACAAGCTTCAAGAGATCCTTTTGATGGAGGTGTATAATGACCCGGAGTTCAGAAAACTATATAATCATTATGCTTATTCTTATAATAAATTAGCCAGTAAATTACATAAGGCGGGAATCAATATAAAATATATGACAAATTTAATCAAAAATGTAGAGGATTTTAATAATTATAAATCAAAAATATAGCAAAGGGGCACTAATGCCCCTTTTTTATTTAACAAAGCAAAAGCGACATATGAATACAGGCCATGCTGTATTTACAAGTCGCTAAAGTTTGGGTATTAAAAAATCCATTCAATATTTACAGTATCCCAATCTACCCAAACCCGGCTAATTAAAGGATGAACCATTGTTCTTTTTTCTTCTATAGTAGAAGTTGACCATGTGCTAAAAATGTTTTCTAAAAGATCAGATATATCAAGAGCATCTATAACAGGATGGTCTTTATTATTTACTAATAACATCTCCTCAAGGCTTAATTTTTCAGAATATAGGGATTGTATTCTTGATGATATTTCCGAAACTGGCATTTTATCATCCTGATATAAAAGCATTAACTTTTCGATTTGTTTATCTATACGGATTAATTTATCTTTTAATGCTTTATTATTGTTTTGTTTTCCCCCTTTTCTTTTTTGCAGGTATTTCTCTAACTCTGCCCGATCAGAAGCAAGAGATAGAATTTGTTTTTCGACTACTGCATCTAAGTTAGGTACTTTCCAGATTAGATTTTTACAATTTGGGTCCTTAACCATATATGAGGGATGCCCATAACGAGAATAACATTCATAATAAAGATTTTTACCACTTACTCTTCTGGCAAATTTAGACCCACAATGAGAACAATATAAGATATCTTTTAAAAGTGTATCATTAGAGGGGGAACGCTTAACTTGGTTATCCCGCATATTTTTAAGCATCTGCTGGACATGGTTCCAGGTATCTTCCGAAACAATAGCGTCGTGCTGGCCGGAGAAGTATTCATTCCGATGTTTTATTTTACCGGCATAAACGGCCCGGGAAAGAATATTGGCAATAGTCCGGGTATTGGCATAGTTTGAATATTTGTGGCGGAACCCTGCTTCGCGCATGTATTTGGCAATAGAGCCCATACTTTTTCCTTCTAAATAGAGGGTATATATCATCCGAACTTGAGCGGCCTCATATTCATTAACAACCATACTATCGCCTTCATATTCATAGCCAATAGGACTCATCCTGCTCCCGTGGTGCAGCCCTTCTTTGGCCCTTTCTCTTTGGCCCATCATAGACCTTTCCCGGATAGATTCTCTTTCTAGTTGGGCAAAAACTGATAACATTCCTACCATGGCCCGGCCAAAAGGGGATGAAGTATCAAAACTTTCCTGCATCGAAACAAGATCGGCATTATTTTTGAGAAATATATCTTCTATAAGATATAATGTGTCTTTTTGCGAACGGCTTAAGCGGTCCAATTTATAAACTAATACGATATCAATAAGACTATTTTTTACATCTTGTATAAGTTGTTGAATTCCTGGTCTATCAATATTGGAACCAGAAAACCCTCCATCAACATATATTTCATGTATTATCCAATCTCGAGCAATACAATATGCCGTTAATTTATCTTTTTGTGCTTGAATGGAATAGCCCTCCTGCGCCTGCTCCTGTGTGGATACTCGTATATAAATTACTACCCTTTTCATTAAATATGTTCCTCTATTTCATTTTCCATTCTTCCAATTAATTTCATTTGTTCATCATGTGGGATTTGCCTCCAAAGTTTAATTAAATATGCTTCATCTTCAGACAGTTCAACAGTTGAACTGTTTTTATTTTTTTGTTTTTCAAATATATCTTCTGGCAATATGTCGAGAATCGAACATAATAATTCGACATCGTCTATATCCGGCTTATTTAATGCATTTTCCCAATTAGAAATAACGTTTTTCGACTTTCCAATTAATTTTGCCACTTGTTTTTGTGTCATTTTCTTTTTTACCCGAGCATTTTTAATAATTCTAGGTATATTTCCAACCATAATTAATAAACACCTCCGTTTATCATATTTTAAATCATTTCATTAAATAAGTAAATAAAAAAGTACAGAAACGCTGAATATTATTCTTGACAGTACAGGACGGCTGGACTAATATAGAGGTAGGGTACAGAAATTCTGGACTTAATATTAAGAGAAAGGATGAATTTTATATGAAAGTACATGAAAGAATTCATGCGTATGTAAGAAAAAGCGGATTTAAACAATACGCTATTGCAGAAAAAGCTGGCTATGAACAAAAGCAATTTAGCGCAATGTTGACAGGGAAAAAAAGAATTTTCCCTGAGGATGTCGAGCGTATTTGTGCCGCCCTTAAGGTTGAAGCAGGCGAATTTATTAAGCCTGAATTGATAGATAAGGGGGTTAAAAGAGAGGTAGCCAATGTCAAAACAATTTGACATATCAAAGGTCAAAGTAAAAAATATCCGGGCAGATGGAACTATCGTAGCGTCAATGGCGGGAGTAATAATACCGCTCGGCAATGGTTATTATCCTGCAGTGGCCTGCGTAATTGAACGGATTATTCGAGAACGCAAAAACAAACAGGAGGGGTATATATGATCAGATGGAGGAAAGCCTATGAATGAACTTATCGCAATCCACGGCAAAAACATCCAGGTCAAAGAATACAACAGCCAACGGGTAGTTACATTCAGGGAGATTGACGAACTGCACGAACGTCCGGATGGGTACGCAAGGAGAAATTTTTATAACAATCAATCACGGTTTATTGAGGGGACAGATTATTTCAAGCCTACTCCTGACCAATGTGTAAATTTTACACAAAGCCCCAAAGGGATAGTTCTTATCACCGAATCTGGTTATCTGATGTTGGTTAAATCCCTTACCGATGACCTAGCATGGACGGTACAGCGTGAACTGGTAGACACCTATTTCCGGGTAAAAAAAGATCCCATGATGGAACTAATCCAACGAGATCCTATTATGGCACTACGTTATAACCAACTCCAAATGGAAGAGCGCATAAAAGAAAACGAAGCCAAGACTCAACTTGTAGAAACCCGCTTAAACAACCTGGATAAGGTAAACATCGAAGGCGACGATCAGCAGAAACTAAACGCCATGATACGGAAATACGCCTTCAAAAATGGATTTTTGTTCGACAAGGCATGGGGAGATTTCAAACAGGCGTTCAATATGGCCTATCATACCAATCTGGAAAGCCTGATTACAAATTACATAAAGAATAGCAAACTAAAAAGACTGTCAATACCGCAATATTTAAAATTATCAGGAAGACTCCAAGACGGAATAAGAGTAGCAGATAAGATGCTAAACAAGGAGATGGCATTGGCCTAAAGGAGGTGAAAAAGATGGATTATAAATCCGTAATTGAGGAACAGATTAGGGAATTGCAAGAGACCCAAGTCGATTTAGCAAAGAACGTTAACAGTTATGACGCAGTTTCGTTACAATGTACCATCGCGGATACCATAGCTAAGCTTCTGGAACAAGCCAGAAGGTACTAAAAAGTAAAGGGGCCGGTAAGACTTATTTTAGTTTAGAAACCACATTGTAGATAGTCTCGAGCATTTCAGCTGCCTTTTGAGCCGAATCATCCAATTTGCCGGGCAAACCGTATTTATTGATTAGCGACACCAATATTTCCTTGGCTATTTCTTTATCAGACACGCGAACAACCCCTTTTCTTCCGGCCCCTTTACAACTAAATTTTACCACGTAAGTTAGGTGGGGGCCAATGCATAGAATATTTGGCCGCAAACAACCTTTTAAAAAATAGGAAGGAGTGAGATAAGGTGAGCGACACAAGAAAAGTTATTTTTTTGGACAGGGTACAGGTAAACAAATTTGCTATCTCGATTAAAGCATATAGCCGGGAACGCCGCAGGGATGAACGGGAAGTGCGAACTAAAGAAAACCCGTACCCGCCAGCTGTGTTTACTGTTGTAGGAACAAAGATGCTGAATGAAGGTTATACGGATTATGACAGTGAGGAAGGATACCGCTTTGTGACAGCGGGAAGGTGCAAGGTTTATATCGTGGCCGATGGCCTGACTAATCATAAATATGTGTTGCCTGAAGATATTGTGCTATTCAGAGAAAATCAACCAACGTGTCCACCACCCACCACCTAAGAGGCGGGAGCTTCTTGCCTTATGAGGTTAGCAGTATAGAAAGGCAGCGATCTAATGGGTAAAGTAATATACCTTACTCCTACATACGATAACAAAAAAATTAGCGAAGGACTCAAAGCCATAATTGAGGCTATAACCTTGTTGAAAGAAAAAAAGATAGAGGAAAGCGAGGGTCAACTACCCACCACCTGTAGAGGTGGGGGCTTGTAAAAGCCTGGTTGACAAGAGGGCATTATGAACATTCCAAAGATTTAGCTAATTAAAGCCAACTAATAACCAGCCATAAGCTATATAGAGAGGAGGAGCGAGGA